GTCACTGTCACTGTCATCACCTTCACCATCCATGTGATCATCAATCATTTGATCAATAAGATCATCGATTGAAATCTTCTGAACATTCTTCATGAGGTCATCATAGATTTCCTCACTAGACTTACCATCATATTTTGCTTCATACAAGCAAGGTACAGTTGTAATGAAGTCACCAACCTTATGTCGCTTTAAGTCTGCGTTAACAGCATAGTCATTTGCAATGTTGAAGAGTTGTGGATCACGATTGTCACGGCGACCAATGTGATCGTAGACTACGTGAAGGACTTCGTGACCTACAAGGAATTCAACTTCCTTGGGACGCAACATCATAACGAAACGTGAATTGTAATAAAACTTGAGACCGTCAGTTGCCGCAGTTGAACACCACTCATCAGCATTGACAAGAGTAAGTCGGGTTGCGAGATTACCAAAGAAGGGTTGCTTGAGTAGCAAACCGATACGTGCAGTAACTAGACGTTCACGGGCCTGATGATCAATCTTAGGGTCAGTTGGACCTACAAGATTTTCAAACTTCTTACTGCGCTTCTTCTTACCCTTGGTACCGGGAAGAACATCAGACATATAAATTGCATTTTGCATTGACAGTTCCTTCACTAGAATAATGCTAGTATAACAAGATTTGAATTAATTGTCAAGCCTTATTTTTGTGGGCTTGCTCCATGAGAATATAAAAAAAGGGGGTAGAGTATGTCTCGTACCCTACCCCCGGGAGCAACTACTTAGTTGCCTGCTTCCACAATGTACTTACCGTACTTCTTGTGAAACTCGTCAAAGTTCTTCAACTGACTGGGTTCAATCGGCAACTTGTAAGTCTTAAGTGCAATCTTAGCACCCATAACAACAAGTTCAGTTTCAAAATTCTTCATCATGTAGTTGAAGAAATTGTCAGCCATTTCGTGGAACTTCTTGCGATCAGCGGTCTTAGTGTCCAGTGAATCCTTGAGTTCATAGCACATAGAAACAGTGAGTGAGTACATCGCACTGATTTCCTTGACCTGTAGATCAGTTACCTTACCACTGAGAATGTCAGCGGGGTCGGGCATGCGACCTGCAACCTTGCGGTGCGCCATAAACTTCGTAGCAAGACCATCACCAACAGCACCTGCGACAAGATTGAAGAGAGTGTCAGTATCGACATTTTCTTCATCATCAAGTAGATCACTAACGAAGGTCCATGAGCGGGGAGTAGCGTATGCACGGCTTGATGACTTAGCATCAAAGTCATAGAGGTCCTGCTTTGCGAAAGACAAGTAACCAACTACGTCCTTGTGAATTGCCTTACCAACGGCCCAATTCTGCCATGAAGTAAAGTCAGGGCGCATTTCAAGGTGAATGAAACGATTAGCGAGGGGCATCGGCATGCGATAAGTAACACCCTTGTCACTGTCACGATTACCTGCCGCAACAATTACAACATTGTCAGGCAACTTGTACTTGCCAACACGACGGTTAAGAATAAGTTGATAGCCGGCCGCCTGTACAGCAGGAGGTGCTGAGTTCATTTCATCAAGGAAAAGAACAACGATAGGATACTGACTTGCGAGTTCAGCATCGGGAAGATCGACAGGCTCAGCCCAGTCCATCTTGTTGAGGTCCTTATTGAAGAAAGGAATACCTCGAATATCAGTAGGCTCCATCTGTGCCATACGTAGATCGATCATATAACCACCGAGTTCATCAGTGATTTCGCTCACGACCTCAGACTTGCCGATGCCGGGAGGGCCCCAAAGAAAAACGGGACGCTTAGACTTGAATGCGGTCAGAATTGCCTTGCGGGCCTGAACGCTAGTAACTGTGAGATTATCTGAAACTTGAGACATTGTTAGTTGCTCCTTAAATTAACAATACACGTACTTTAACAAAATTTTGAATTATTGTCAAGCAATTTTTTCAATAATTCGGGCGTAAACATCAGCCTTAGACTGATAGTATTCGTAGTCACGTTCGCCGGGACGAAAGTTCTTCCACTGATTCTGACCAGCGTAAGAGATAATGTCCTGCTTGAGACTACGGTCACTGTAGTGGGCGATGAACCCATACAGATCGTAGTGGGCGATGAACCCAGAACACAGATAGAGATACTTGTAACCAGTCTTGTTCAGGCTATCAATGTTCTTGACAGCACGAACAACATTGTTTACAATCAGTGTCTTTTGCTTTTCAGTAAGAGCAGTAAGAGCCATTTTGTATCTCCGTTTTCTCAGTGTATATCTAACTATAAACCCGTTTTGTTTTATTGTCAAGCCTTTTTTTAGGCAAACTCATAAAATTTTACAGATGGGTCCAACTTTTGCAAATCACGTGCCGCGGCAGTCAACGCACGATAACGTGCCTGTACCTGACTACGGGGCAGTTCACCATCGCAAGTCAAATTTTCGGGGCTAAGTTCAGCATCAATACTGTCAGCAACTTCCTGACGACCTTGGGCAGTTTTGATTTCATACTGACGACCTTTGAACAATGCGTTCCATTGATTTTTACGGTCGATATATGCTTGAAGTGCTTTCATGTTTAACTCCGTTTTCTTAGTGTCAATACATGTATTGTATGCCCAAAACGAATTAAAGTCAAGCCTTTTAATCCGTAAGTTTGAGAATTAGTATCATTTTTTCGAGATAATCGATGGATTGTGCAATCTGTTGCTTATATGCAACAACTTTATGATCTTTATGAGTTTGACGGGCTTCTACCTCAAGCCTACTGAGGTGGGCATTCATTTCACCCAGATTGTTGCATAGTTTGTGTAGGTCAGGATTGTAACGTGAACGTTTTAACTGGTTACGCAGGTCTACAATAATGTCCCTGACTTCAAGTGAGTTATTAAATCGTTCAGACATAGATTGACTATAAACCCAAACTCACTAAATGTCAACCGATAATTATGCTGTTTTCCAAAGTTTAACTACCAATGATGTACAATATGATCCTGCTTCCGAGAATGGATTTCCATATACTGTTGCTCCCGGATTTAATTCATTATATTGGCCAAACACTAATGATAATGTAGTCTCTGTAGCAATTGTGAATGTACCTATACCATATACACTACCTGTCTGGTAGTCTCCTAATCGCATAGTACCGCATCTGGCTAAAATCGGTACAGCATTGCTAGGATTGAAGGGGCCGTCAAAGGGGGTAAGACCATTTGCAGGTGTATTTTCAACAAAAGCAGTATAGACATTTATATCTACTATAGAATCAGAGCCAGTGTTTGTTATAGGTACAGTTGTTTCAAACAAATAAGTACCTGCTTGCAAAGTCATCAAACCATTAGCATCATCACTTGCACTAATTGTATTAATAATGGATGTATCATCTAATAATAGAGGGTACCATAAATAGACATTGCTACCGTTTGATATTGCCACATTACCAGTGTACGTTCTTAAATATCCCGGTAAACCACTACCTCCACTACCAGAAACAGTAGTCCAACTTAGGTTGCCGGCACCATTAGTTGTCAATACTTGACCATTAGAGCCGCCGGTAATTTCAATAGTTCCAACGTCACCCATTAAAATTCGACCAGCACTATTTCCCAAAGCCAATTCAATATTGCCGGCGGACCCGGGATATATTGCTATCTTAGATCCAGTACTGCCAGACCAACCGGACACAAATGCATTGCCTTCTTGTGTGCTGATACCGGTAACTGCTATGTTTGATGCATTTGCGTATGTATAATACACGGCAGCATTGGTTGTAGCATTACCAGAAACGTTTAGATATCTTCCGTTGGCGATATTAGAATAGGTAACTAATGATATGCCACCAAAAGATCCCGCATCATTAAACTGTAACTGTGTATTTGAACCACCCGGTGTAGTATTGCCTGTACCATTGATAGTAATAGTAGCAACACCACTTACGTTACTTGCTGTAACTCCGGCGCCCACAAAGTTAATTGTATTGGCAGTAGTAACATTACTACCTTCATCTTGTACTACGATACCACTAATGCCACCGCTTGTAATAGTGATCGTAGCAACATTACCGACATTGCTTGCAGTAACACCTGAACCAACAAAGTTAATTGTATTTGCTGTTGCTAATACATTAGATCCTTCTTCTTGAACTGCAATGCCACTAGCACCGGGAATTGTAATAGTTGCTACGCCACTTATGTTACTTGCAGTAACACCTGAACCAACAAAGTTAATTGTATTTGCAGAGGCTACAACATTAGTGCCTTCTTCTTGTACTGCGATAGAACTTGAACCTCCTCCACCATTGGCGGCAGTGTATTGGAAAGTTCCATCAGCAAACTTAATACCTAATGTATTGTTTGCTACGTTCGCTACTGGTTGAATAACAACATTACCATATTCAATCAATAAGTTATTTTGTTCACCGTTGTGTACACCAGTTTGATAGTTATAGATATTACTGTAATTGTATTTGCCGGGCCAAGTATTAGCAGGGTTTGATGGGTTCCAACCATCACGATAATCATTCTTACTAATGATAACGTTACCATTACCGTAACCTTGCAGTCTTAAGTCACCCTGTAAGTTTCCTTGTGGGCCCGGATTATCTGTATAGTATGCATTACTAGCCCAGTGATATACATTGTTAACACCAATGATAGTGTTACCAGTAATATGAACCATAGTATCACGGCGCGGGTGATAGACTTGTAATCCACCGCCTTGAACTTGCGGCAATGCACCGTATACATATGCGAAAGCAGGATTATAACTTGGATATATCGGTTGATCGTTTTCTGCTTCCATTGCTTCTTCTGCGCAAGGTAATCTAAACCATGATGGCCAATATGCAGGGTTAGTAGTAATAGTTGCGTTACCAACTACTGCTCCGCTAGATAATGGCATTGGATTTCTTAAACCAGTGTCACTGCTAAAATTGTATACTGTGTTTGCAGAGTAACCCTCGCCCCTCACTACATTTGCCCAAACATTACCTGTTACAGGCTTATTTTGCATTCTAATGCCGGTTAAAAACTGATTAGATTTAAATACAGCGGCTGGCTGTGGTTCATATGTTCTAGTAATAGAGTTGGGATATTTTACTGATTCTTCATTATCAATTAAAACAAATGATGCTGATGCATTGTAATCGCCATTAATCCATGCTCTACCAACTGCATTATTAGCCCAAAAATTACCAGCATAGGTGTTTGGCCAATTTACAGTCAATGCGCTGTTACCTATAAGTTCAGGATCAGCATTGGTTCTTACAAACGGTCCATTTACTATTAGACCTTTACTATCAGTAAATGTTAGATTTGCACTAGCGCCAAATGATCCGGCAAAGTTAAATTGAACCCATCCATTTTCTCCTGCAGGGCTAGTAGCAGTGACAACTGAGTTAGCAGTAATAGTCACTGGAGTAACAGCAATTGTTAAGTTAGCACCGGTTGGGTTTGGTAATGGTGGAACAGGTTCAGTACTAGTATCAACACCAGGTGTAACAGGAACCGTGTTACTCACTGTAGTAAAAATATTAACAACATTTGGGGTCGTTCCTGTGTCAGGACCCGGCGGAACAGTCGGTGGTTTTTTAGTCGTTGGTCCTGTATAAGGCGGTGTTGGTGGAACGTATGGAGTCGTAGTTGGCATATAAAAACCCTTTTGATCTCTTATTTAGTAAGAAAATGGGTTTTTTAAAGTCAGATTTTACCGTCAGGACGTGCGTCAGGTGGAATGCCTGCACGTGATGTTAACCAACTAAATGCTTTGGCATTCTTTTTGATACTGTCTGGCTTAACGTCAACTGTTAGTGCAGCCTTGAAGCGAGGATCGTTCTTTTCTTTTGCAGATGGAATGTAACCTGAGGCTTCCCAGACTTTCTTATCTTTCCACATTCCCTTAGCATCTGAGGTCTGGGCATGACTTGGCACAATAACTGCGTTTGCTTTTTTAGCAATTTCTTTAGCCATATCATACATAGCAGTTGCTATGCCTCTACGTTGAAAGTCATCTTCTACTTCAACTTCAGTTGCATACCATTTATTTTTATCGTTGTCTGTGGGTTCAAAGATAACATGACCAATCTCATGACCTTCTGAGTATGCAGTAATCATTGCTCCCATACCATTCCAACCTTCGTATGGTTCTTGTGTAAATTTAATATCTGCTGTATCAGAGTTTTCTGATATACTTCTACGATACTGTCTATCTTTCATACCACCATATGGATTTGTTGCTGTTGTTTTTTCTGCGGTATATTGAAGTGTTTCATCTTCGTCAACTTTGAACGTAGGGTCAGTTTTTTGACGCTTCATTCCTTTTGGTTGATTGGGATCAACTGGATCAATATCAGTTGTAGTCAATCCCGTCTTTTCTAAATCTTTAATGTATTTGTGTTCAGTATCTTCATCACCAAACGACAAGATAGTGCTAGGAGGTCCTTTACCAAAGTCGTGCTTACCTAAACCTTTGAGGTTACTCACGTGCTGACCTAACTTATACCAGTCATACACATCACTAACGTCTACTCTGACTGTACCTGCAGGCATTGTAGGCTTAAACTCAGGTCCTCTGGGTTTAGCATTGGGATGATAATCTTCGAATTCTTTTGCGTATTTTTCATTTAAATCATCTTCACCAATCTGGTTTGATGCTCTAAGTTTATCCCACTTAACTTGAGGAATATACCAACTACCATTTTGAGATTTCTTAAAACCCATACCTAATAATTGATAGTCACTATAAGACCCTCTCAATTCTCCGGGCTTTAGAAACTTCATCTTAGGACCTGAATACATTTCTTCAATAGTCAATTCTTCGCTATGCAACTCATTGCGTAAGTCATATAGTTTTTGAATTCCACCTTGCTTACGAATAACCTTAAAGGCCAAGTTCTCTGGACTAAACTCCCCGCCCTTGTCTAATCCTGCTTTTCTATAACGCTTGATCAATGACAGTGCTTTAGTAACACGTTCTAAATCACGGGTTCTTAATGCAAGTTCTACAAGTTCTTTTAATCGTTCGTACTTTGCTCTTGTAGCATTCTGATCTAAATTTGCTCTACGCTTAGTTGGAAACTTGAGCCATTTATCTTTCAATAAACTATACTCACCTAAACTAACTACAGGTTGATTCTTATCTTGTACGTATAATTCTACTGGTACACCGTGAACACTAATATCATGTGTGTCATTGTACAATGTCTTTTTTGCTTGAAATAACTCTCTGTATACTTCATCTGCAGGGAATTTATCCATATCAACTAAGATATGTAAATCTAAATCACTATGAGGAGTATACGTATAAGCCGCATTAGACCCTGATATGGTTACGTCTTCTACGTCTAAATCTTTAATACCCAATTCACTAATGAAATCCTCAGCAATTAACAATAACTGCTTTTTTACAGCAGGATCTAGTCTACTACCCATCCAAAGATTAGGGTTCAACTTGTCGTGAAACTTCACGGCATCTGATAGTTTGAATGAATTGAGTTCTTTAATGTCCATAGATATATTTATCTAAGAACTACGTAAGGAAAAAAGTGGGGACTAGCCCCACTTTTCGATATACTTCCTCAATGCTAATTGTCTCGCTAGCCAAAGCCTAAACTTGACATGTTCACTAAGGTCGTTATCGTCAAGATTGATTTCTCTAGGTTTACGAGGTCCATTTAATGTTCTATATCCACTGAGTATATCCTCATCTTCTATAAGAAACCATAATGGATTTTCGTTGAAATAGAGAGTTAATCTTGTTGGATTACTTCTTAGCAGCTTCGGCTTTTTTATCCTCAACTTTTGCGGCTGGCTTGGCTGCTTCGCTTTTTGCAGGCTCAGCCTTTTTGTCAGCAGGTTTGGCTGCGGGTGCTGCCGGAGCAGTTGCGGCTGGTTTTGCTTCTTCCTTCTTAGCAGGCGCTTGTGCGAATGCTGAGGTTACTGCGAAAAGTGATGCTAAAGTTACAATTGCTAATTTCATGATTTTTCCTTTATAAAATACACAGCACGAAATATGACTGTGTACTTATAATAACGCATGAGACAGCATAAAAGAATACAAGTTTTGGGTTTATCTTGAGGGTCTTGACCCAAAATTTTCAAAAGTTAAATGTACTCTAGGTTCAGTGCCGCCGTTCATGAAAGAATGAGGCTTTTCGTTGTTTACAACATAGACTGATCCATTTGCTGGCATGTGGAATGATTTATCTTCATACACGAATCTGCAACCCTCATTAGTAATTAATGGAATATGCAAACACACTTGACTAAAATCAGTATGCCAACTATAACAAGTGTCAGGCATAATACATCTGTAAGTTACTGTATTAAAATGATGTGTTGCCATTAGATTTTTTACAACTGATAATGTATAAGGCAATGACTCAAGTGTATCACTAGGTCTTGATCCTTGTGCTAAATTCAATGCACGTTGTATCAATACCGGACTATTGGGGCGTTTTCGATCAGATAGTAAATGTTTTACTATGTTGTATTCTTCTAGTAGTTTACCTAAATCAAAGTTATAGTCTGGTAATGTTTCAATATAGTCAGGGTTCATCAAAGTATTTATAAAAAGAAAAGGCTCCGAAGAGCCTTTTTAATTATAGTAAGATTACAATTTAAACTACAAATGGTGTATATTCAATACCTGTAGTCGCTAAACCAACTAGATCAATGTCAGTTTGAAAATCTTCTAACTGACTAGCAATAACCAATACGTCTGCTTGGCTATAATCGTTAGCAGTCATCCAATTAGTCAATCCAGTAACATCTGCTAATGTAGCATCTGTACCCATTACGTTCTTGTAAACATGCTTGATGAATGTTTCATTACTTACACCACCTGCATCAGTTTTGTAAGTGTCAGTAGCAAGTAATGCTTCTGCTAGTTGTGTGTTTGTCCAACCATTGTCAGCAAGATAGATACCAATTCCTTCGTATTCTGCTGTAACATCTGACTCTCCCAATGCGGCTGCTAGTAATGCATAAACATCACCCGCAACACCATCGGCATCAAATGCAATTGCAGTATCATCAAATACAACACGCTCATGATCTTCTAATGTAAATGTAACATTACTAGCCACTGTACTTACTGCTGTAATTGCATCGTCTGTTTTTGTGATAGTGAATTCTGCTTCATCGCCATTTAATGTGTATGTGTCAACGCCGGCTGTGCCTGTAACATCAACAGCAACATCAACAGTGCCATCACCAACACGACCTGTACCAACAGCACCGAACGTAGCAATCTTACCTGCGGCACCAACTGTTGCAACAGTTAATATCAAGTTGTTCGCTGGGGCGGTGCCGCCCAATGCAGTGCCTGCAATAGTGATAGTATCACCTGCAACATAGCCAGAACCAGCACTTGCGGCTAGACTGTCTAAACTTGCTGTGTATACACCGTTTGTTTTTACTACGTCAAAAACAGCGTCAACGCCTGCACCACCTGTCAAACCTGTAACGTTTTGATATGTAGCATTAACTGGCTTGTCTTTAATTGTAATTGTTGTTGTCATAAATTTCCTTATATAAAAAATAACTTAACAAGTATATAGCATCTATAATGCCACTGTCAAGGTTATATCGTACAAAGGATGTGATCCGGATCACAAGTTGCCAAAAGAAAAGGCACCTAAGTGCCTTTTCTGACTATTGGGTTACAAGGTAGTCAACCCCGTGAGACTCACGCCGCTAGGCGTAGTTCCTCAGTGTAATAATTGTCGTTTGCAATTATCTTTTTTGCTTCTTCGACCGGGTTCCCCCAATCCTAACGGGTTTCACATTCCCGTGCTGTCCACTTATCTACTCGTCCGTCAATCGATCCTATTTCAGGCCCATCATATACACACTGCCGGCTCACATACGCAAACCCCGGGGCCAAGCCCATAACTAAACAATGTGTATATGGTGGACCTGCCCGGTACTGCCCCGGGGTCTTGTCCGCCTTTGGACTTGCTTCATACAGCAATAATCAGTTTCTACAAATACGCTCTTTGTAGATTCTACCATCATCGGTCATTACTTCTTTCCAATCAGTGCAAACTTGCACTGGCTGAGTACGTTCGATGATAACTCTTTCTTCTTTTTCTTTAGCATCAGCAATAACTGCGCCTAGAATTACACCACCGATCAAAGGTGCTACCCAATTATCACGGTGAACAATCACAGTACCATGTCTATGGTGATGACGATTTACATGATGATATGGGCTATGACGATTACTATCAACACCCCAACGATGATCATGGCGACCACCTGCAATTGCTGGAGTAGCCATTGTTGCTAACACAGCGATAATTAAACTACTAATAACCTTCTTCATGGTTATCTCCTTAATAAATGAGTCCATATATAATGCACCAGGCTTCTAGTGCTAATCTATGTAGCACAAAGGCTGCTACTGGTGCAAATAGCAGGCCGTATACGATTTTTTGTTTTTGTGTTTCTGTCATGTTCATAACTATATTTAGTCTTTAAATTAAAGTCAAGCCTTAAAACTGAATAAATGATGAAAATCATCTGATTTTGGGTAACTATCATTGTTTTTTCTAAACACATAGATTGGCTCAATATAGATGCCGTTCTTTGTTTTTCCAATCACATGCGGTCTTGCTTGTAATCTCATACCGATCTTACCCAAATAATGTGCATTAGGATATGTCTTGATATCGTCAACCATTTCATCACAAAGATTAGTCTTACTTCGCACTCTCAATGGGGGAACAATATTAATCATCATATATGCGTCATCTGTTAGTGTATCCCATACCATGCGATTGACCTTGAAAAAGAAATCATTCTTCCAATCATCATACTTGGGATATCTCTTCCAAGATTGATTATCAACCAATGATGTTGTCTCAGCATATTTTTCAGTTTCAAAATAAGGAGGACTGGTAAAATAGAAATCAAAAACGTTTTCATACTTTTTCCAATCAACGTCCTCGCTAGGCAAGTTATAAATCTCTACATGTTTAACGCCCTTGCAACTGAAATAGTTGACAGATTCTACAATTTTTGGAGTGCTACCCAATAAGCGTTCATATTCTACGCATTGCTTTTTATATACTTCAAATACTTCTGGGTTAGGATCGCAGCCTACATATAAACGTGTGTTGGGTGTAGCATAGAAGCCTGCAAGCCTATCGCCCCAGCCACAACTCGTATCTAGTACTTTTACTGCATTGTGCTTTTCATATAATGCCTTCGCAACACTAGGCTTAAATTGTGTTGCAGTATATGTTCCTAATCTAAATGCACTACGAAATGTTGCAGGTCCAATATCACTATTGCCCAATGCACCCTTGCGCCAAAAGTGCCAATTCATTTTAGTAAGTTTAGGCTTAGTAGTCCAAATACTATATGGACTGTCAACTAGAGTACTACCACATTTCATGCGGTTTAGTTCTTGAAAATAATCACTAGATTTATTATATACGTGTGACTTGTCAATCACACCGAGTGGATTATCTTCATACTTGTATGAATACTTATATTTTTCAAAAACCGTATCAAAATCTTTGTATTCACCTAGCATTGAAGTTTTACAAAATTTTAAAAAGTTATCCTCAAACTCTTCCTGAGTAATATTTTTAATAGGAAAAGATACATTATTATTAATGATGTATTCTGCTAGTGCTTCTTTTATGTCCGACAAACTATGTTTGGTAATGAAGTCATTCCACTTTTTATTTGCAATGCATGGAACGCCGTTGGCATCGGCATGATTTTTAAAATAATCAATGAGATTCTGATTAGGCATTATGTAATGTACTACATTCTGAACCAAAAATCAAGTTTATTGGGACTCTAAGATACCCAAAACTTTTTCACAAACTAATAGATTACCTTCAAATGACATGTGATTAATCAATCCACTATGTTCAGGTAACATACTACTAAGATCAACTGCATTGGGTTCTAAGTAATCATTCATATCTTTAAAGAAATTAAGTGTGATTACTTTCTTTCCACTTAGTCTATCATTGATTGCCTTGCGATACAAACGATAGGTAGTTTCAAAGTATTCTTGGTCATAATGATGTTTAAAGAAACTAGACGCTGACCTTAGTGAAAAGTTAAACAGATTTTTAAGTCTGCTTGAATGATAATCTATGTCTGACATAATCAAATCGGCATCATGATGCAATAGATCATTGTTATGTACAGGATGCTTTCTAGTAGGAACGCGGTATGGACTCGTATGACTTACGATAAACGCATCATACGAATCCAACCACTTCACGCTTTCAAGTTGCTTATAGATTTTATATTCGCTAACACCTGCTTGTGCTAGATTGGTTACGGCTACGTTTTCCTTAAGCATATTAGACCATCCTTTATAATGATCGCAATACTTATAAGACCAATCAGCGGCGAAACTGTCACCGAATACTAATACACGCATCATAGTTGATCAAATCTTTCACGTAACCAAGCCCATTCGTAACTTAGTTTAAGTTTTTCGAAATCACCATCTACTTCATCGTAGTATTCATCTGCATCAAGTGCGCCCTTAATACTGTATTGAGCAAAGTCACCTTCGGCTTTGTTCAACCATGCATCAAGACGCTCACGTGCAATGTCAGTGTCCTCAGATTTCAACTTCAATACTTCACGGAAGGCTGTGCGCCATGTTGAGAAAGAATCCGTGTTGTACATTGCTGTACCTGACAACAACTCGACAACTTCATGTTCATCATCCAATGTAAAGTCTAGTCCTTTACCTTCATTAGATAATGTCAATTTCTTATTATAAGCAATCATTGCTTGGTGACCATATACAAGTCCATTCACTGGGTTCTTCGCTTGGAAGATATAATGCTTTGGTACTTGCATACGATCGGGTTGCCAGTTCCAATCGAACTTAGCACTAACCTTTAACTTAGCAAAGACTGTGAACATCCAAGGTGTGTTGCTTGCTTCTGCCGCGGCATGATATGCGGCTGCACGACCATTAACACCATCTACTCTTACTACACGGTTCTTAAGACCTTTAGTAACTTTCAATAGATGTTCGTAATTCTCATCTGCACCAGTTTCACCGTTGCTTAGGAATACGATATCTAATGGATTGCTCTTTGCAAGTTTTGTAGATTTCTTAATATATGGATAATCATATAGTTCTTTTTCCACGTGATCTTTAACTTCACGTGGAACAATAATACGTGATGCACCTGTGCTTGTTACTAGAATAGTTTTCGTATCGGGTGCCCATAAATTCATAGGCTCAATTTCAATTTGTTCAATATTCTTGTCTGTATCTGCAATGATAGTAGCATAAGGCCAATCATTGAATGATTGTGCCGCATCAATTAATGTATCATCACTAGTAACAATCACTGGCTCAGGTAATCTAGGAACACGCATAGTTGCATTGTAGTTTACCTTTTCATAATCTTCCAACACATTCATGTCGTTGATTAGTTCACGTGTTTTGTTTACATCAATAAAGAATGTATCACCAAACTTTTGCTTGCCACTAGGGAATACATGCAATTGATCTCTAGCAAATGGATCACATACATATGAAAAATCAAAGTCTTTGTAATCACAAACACTACTGCAAATCCACAAGTAATGTTCTTTCTTTTCGTGTTGCTTATTAATAACATCACGTAGTGTGTTCAAATAACTTTGTTCATACTTAACTGTAATAACTGTCTTGTCTTGAGCCTTAATCTTAAGTTGCTCAAGTACATTATTAGTTTCCTTATTACCGTGATCGATCAATACAATATCATAAACACACTTCGTTGCTACTGCGCGGTTATCCTTAACAAAGTTTAGATTGTTTAAGTGTTCAATGATTTTGATATACTTTGTGTCTGTCGGGAATGATTCACGGTTAACCATGAATGTAGTTCCCCAATGACTCCATTGAGTACCAAACACATGAACCATCTTCATCTGCCATGCGTTAGGATAATAATCAAAGTCAAAGTCTGTATAATCTAGTTCACTGTTTAGCACCCACAACAAACTTGTTGATGCACGATTAGTACAACGATTAACTGTATCTACCCAACTATTCAGATAGCGAGTTTTTTGAATCTTAGGGAAACGCTTCTTAAGTGCTTCAAATCTAATTTGTGCCTCAGGGTTTCCTCTATCAACATAGAACATGTCAAGATTTGCTTTAATCTGAATCTTATCATCTTCAACATAGTTGATATTTCTAAAACCCTTTTCCCAAATAACTGCGTTAACAAAGTATGTTTGAGTGTCTAGGTTATCACGTAATCCAAACGCATGAATATAGTTCGATTGATAAACGTCAGGTCTCCAATCGAAATCAAACTTAGAATAATCCAAGTCATTGTTCAATGCCCAAAAGACTTCGTTAGGATGCTTACTGATCAAATCATCTAGTGTGGTTTCAATAAAATACTTAGGAATTTCTTTACTAGTTGATTCTTCAACGTAAACATTTTCTAAGAATAATACTTTACCTGTGTTTTCAGGAACAATATATTTAGGACCGTCATCCTTACCTACAACACTACCGAATTGATAGATAGCAGGATCAGCAGTATCATCAGGATGCCAACTAAAGTCAAACTTAGTTACATCAACATTGTCTGGAATATACCAGTGCGTTCTATCCTGAATGCGTTTTGCTTTAAGAATACGTGTGTCAACATATTTGATCTTAGTTGCATTAGGTACAACATATCTTGGACCACCTGTCTTTTGATGTTGAGTACCGAACTGATAAATGAATGGATCATCTTCTGCATATGGATGCCAACTAAAGTCAAATGACTTAACATCAATGTTTGCAGGGATTTCCCAGTTAGTTAGATTAGGTTGTGCCTTTGCTACAATACCTTCTACATACTTAACTTCTGTAGCATTAGGTACTACATAGCGAGGACCGCCTGTTAATGCCCACTGTGTACCGAACTGATAGACATATGCTGGATCAGTATCATCTGGGTGCCAACTAAAATCAAAGCCTGCAATATCTAAGTCATTGGGAATTTCCCAATTTTTCTTACTAGGTAATGCCTTAGCCTTTGTTACATCAACATACTTTGTTTGTACATACTTAGATTCAAGTGCTGTAGGCACAATGTATTTAGGACCACGTGTCTTAGCCCATTGTGTACCGAACTGATAAATCATAGGCGGTTCTAATGGACTAGGCTTCCATCCAAAGTCAAAATCTGTTGTGTCGATATTGTCTGGAACTTCCCAGTTACTATTATCAGGTGCCAATGTTGCTACTGGCTTATTAACATATTTTATATGCTTTGCACCAGGCATGCGATACTCAATAGTAGGCATTTCTTCTGCTGAATAATACTTGTTACCAAACACATAGATATACGGCTCTTCTGTTTCATCAGGGTGCCAACTATAATCAAAGTCTAATACATCATACTCATTTAAAATTTTCCAGTTACTACTCTTTTGCGGTAATCTCTTTGCTTTTAAAATACGAGGATCGATGTACTTGATAGGACTTGTTTCAGTAGCCTCTGGAGTTACGTAACGAGGTCCACCGGTCTTTTGGTGCTGAGTACCGAACTGATAAATGTATGGCTGATCTTCTACATATGGGTGCCAACTGAAATCAAAACTTGATTCATCAATCAATTCACTATCGTATTCCCAGAATCTCTTATCGGGCAATGCAGTAGCAGTTTGATCTTCTACGTATTTTACATCAGTAGCCCCTGGAACTGTGTATACAGGTCCTCCACCGAGCGCCCACTGAGTTGCAAATACATAAATGTAAGCAGGACTAGTATTATCTGGATGCCATGAAAAATCAAATCCACTAATATCAATGTTGCTAGGAACAGTCCAGTTTTCTTCATTAGGTAATGCTTTAGCCTTTGACCCATCTACATATTTTCTTTCTGTTGCTTTAGGAACAACATAGCATGGCCCGCCCGTCTTTTGCCATTGAGTACCAAACTCATAGATATAAGGAGGTTCATTAGGATTAGGCTTCCAACTAAAATCAAATTCACTTGTATCTAAGTTATCTGGAATAACCCAGTTTGTCAAGTCTTTTCCTAACTTAGCAATAATGCTGTCAACATACTTGATTTGCCTTGCGCCCTTGACTCTGTACTGTACGGTAGGCATTTCTTCTGCGCTATACAAGTTATTACCGAATATGTAAATATACGGTTCTTCTGTATCGTCAGGATGCCAACTATAATCAAAATCTTCTACGACAAGTTTACTCAACACAGTCCAATTCTTCATCGAAGGCTTGCGCTTTGATTTTAGAATACGTCTATCAATATACTTAATAGGACTTGTTTCAGTTGCTTCAGGCGTAACATATCTTGGTCCACCTGTCTTTTGATGCTGTGTACCAAATTGATAAATGTATGGCTGATCTTCTACATATGGGTGCCAACTAAAGTCGAATGATTCACTGTCAATCTCTTCAGGCACTTCCCAGTTAGTTTTATCAGGTAATGCAATAGCACTTGGATGTTCTAGATATTTGATATCAGTCGCATCATCCATGTGATAGATTGGTCCACCAGTTAATGCCCACTGTGTAGCAAAGTGATAGATATATGGGGGACTAGTACTATCTGGATGCCAACTAAAGTCAAAGCCAGTAACGTCACAGTTACTAGGAATAATCCAGTTATTCATTGAAGGTAGTTTCTTTACCTTCTGTGTATCTACGTACTTGACTTCTGTTGCACCTGAGATAATGTATCTTGGTCCACCTGTCTTTTGCCATTGTGTTGCAAATTCATAGATATAGGGAGGATCATTGGGATTAGGTTCCCAACTATAGTCAAAGCCTCGATCATCAATATCTTTAGGAATCTGCCAGTGTGTAAATGAAGGTCTACGTGTAGCACGTTGTTCCATGTACTGATATTCAGTTGCACCTTCAACAACATACTGAATACTGATTTTATCTTCTGCTTTGTTCCATTGATTGCCCCATACATAAATGTAGGGAGGGCTAGTTGGATCAGGTCTCCAACTATAATCAATACCAAATGAATCTTCTAAATGTTCAAATAGATGTGGGTTAGGAGATAGTGCAGGTCTAAACTTATCATCATTGATATACTTGCGTTCTGTTGCGCCTGGCATACGATATTCAACAGTAGGCATGATGTTACCTAGATGTTGCTTGTTGCCAAACACATAAATTAAATTAGGCTCACGTGGATCAGGTCTCCAACTAAAGTCAAATGTTGACTTATCAATTGGATGAATGATGTGCCAGTAATTGTTCTGTGGTAATACATGAACTGTATTGTCCATGTACTTGCGCTGTGTTGCACCTTCACAATGATATTCTAGTGTTGGTTCAAACTCTGCTTCTACCCAAGGATTACCCCAAGTATAGATATATGCAGGTTCACGTGGATCAGGTCTCCAACTAAAATCAAAGCCTTCCTTGATCGATCTGTTCTTATCAACAGGTACAATTTCTTTCCAGCAGTTCCAATTAGGCAACACTGCTACCTTTTCAGTCATGTACTTACGATCAATAGCATCAGGGCAACGATATTCTAATGTGGGCTGTAACTCAGCATCAATCCACTTATTACCCCATGTATAAACATATGCAGGTTCACGTGGATCAGGTCTCCAACTGAAATCGAAACCTTCTTTTACTGCACGATTTTTATCTACAGGTTGAATTTCTACCCAACGATCCCACTCGGGTAATACAGCAATCTTTTCAGGCATGTATTTTCTATCAGTTGCATTTTCACAACGATATTCTAATGTGGGTTGAAATTCTGCATCAATCCACTTGTTACCCCATGTATAAACATATGCGGGTTCACGTGGATCAGGTCTCCAACTAAAGTCAAAACCCTCTTTGATGGCACGTTCTTTATCTACTGGCTGTATCTCTGCCCAACGTTCCCATTCAGGGAGAACTTCAAGCAACTCGGGCATGTACTTTTTAGTAGTAGCACCTGGTGCATGATATTCTAATGTAGGCTGTAGTTTAGCATCAATAAACTTGTTGCCCCAAACATAGATGAAGGGTGGCTCCATTGGGTCTGGACGCCATGACATATCAAATTTATCTTTATCAATCTTTTGATATTCTACCCAACGATCATGTTCGGGAATTAATTCTACGATTGCATCCATATACTTGATATCAGTGGCATTAGGCACATGATATTCTAATACATGCTTTAATTGAACTGGGAAGAACTTGCCTCCCCAACGATAGATATAGGGCGGATCAGTTGGATCAGGATGCCAACTAAAATCAAATTTAGATTCATCAATCGTATCGGCGATTACCCAAGCATCGTGCTTCTCATTTTTTCTATGAACGGGTTCAACATCGTTTCTATAGATAATAACATCACTGTTATCACTAGAACACAACCATGTACCTGAATCTTTTTGGTGTTGGCTTGGCCACACATTGTTGTGTGCCTCTGCCCATACATCTTCATCTGGAAGGAACTCAAAGTCAAAATCCCAGTCGAAATTATTGTAGTCACAGAATTCATTGATGACCCAGAAATGCTCGGTAGTAGCCATTGACCGAGCATGTTCTAAGTTTTCTGCGTATCTTTCTCTAGGATGGACGTTTGGTTTTTTGCCGTAATAAAAAACATCTCTCAACATATATCTACTTATGAGCAGACAGTGAGGTTGTAAAGTTTTTCAAATCTATCAGCATCATTACGGTCATCGACCATTGGCTCACCGCGAATATTTAAACTAGTGTTTAATAATATCGGGCAACCTGTTTCGTCATACCAGCGTTCTAGTAGTTTTCTGATTCCACTATCATCTTTTGGTACAGTCTGTACACGACTAGTTCCATCAGCGTGAACAATAGCAGGGAATAAATCAGGTTGTCTGCAACGTGCAATCACTTGCATATACCTACTATCTTTCCAATTGCGTGGCATATCAAAATACATGTCAACGTGTTCTTCTAAAATCATTGGAGCAAAGGGTCTGAACTTTTGTCTACGTTTGATTTCGTTGACCTTATCTTTAATTTCAGGTCCTCTTGGGTCCGCTAACAAACTACGATTACCCAATGCACGTGGGCCAAACTCTGCACGTCCACTTGCTACCCCTACCATTTTATTAGTATGCAATTCATTAATTACATTGTCAATTGGATATTCACCTTCAATGTTATGCCCTAAGAAAGCATCTTTCCATACTAACTTTTTGCCATAACCTAATGCGGCTGCACCTAAACTATTACCAGCATCACCCGGGTTAGGTACAATCCAAATATTATCAAAGTAATCACCTAATACACGATTTGCTAAACAGTTTAATGCTACGCCACCGCCATACACTAGATTTCTACTATGACCTAGATATCGTGCTTTAGCCATAACAGTTTTAATAAGATGTTCTGTTACTTCTTGTGCAGAAGCGGCAATATCCATATGGTTTGCTTCGCTGCCTAAAAAGTCATCTTCTAAACCAATATGCAAATTGCGTTTAAATTCTAAAACGTCATCAGTTAGCAATTCATCAGTAATGATATCACTATAGATAGGTTTACCGTATGCTGCCATACCCATGAGAATGTATTCTTCATCCATGGGTTTTAAGCCTACTCGCTTTGTCATTGCACTGTACATCATGCCAATACTGTTTGGATATTTACGACCCCAAATTTTCTTGTATTGTGCATAACCGTTACTGTCGTAACTTGCATCCCAGATACTAATAGAATCTAGTTCACCAATCGCATCAATAACAACTACAGTTGCTTTATCGAATGGACTTGTTTGAAATCCTGCAGCCGCATGTGTCATGTGATGAACGTGAGTATGAATTTTACCTGTGCGTTTAATAGCCAATTCTTCCATGTTGGCTTGACCAATGATGCTTGTCATTGAAAACGGCCCAGGTCTTTGTCCTGCACGTAACTGACGAATTGCTTTTAACCAAGGCTTTTCGTAATAATGAAGTTCAAATGAACCACTAACGTGACGCAATGCATCTTTGATAATACCCGGGCAAAGGTCTTTATCATGTTTATATTTGCTATAACGTTCACTATGACCGGCAAATAAGATTTCGCCCTTGTCATTGACAACACTTAAACCGGCATCATGAAAGCCGCAACTTATTCCTAGATAGTTCATTTGTAAATGAATGGATCCCTTTTCTTTAGTTCTTTCAATCTCTTACGATATTGAATTTCACGCTTTGCTTTATAATAAAGTTGTTTAAAAAAGTTTATAATTCCCATGTTTGTCCCTCTATATATTTGACTAACTCATCTGCATAGCAGATATGAGGCATTTCTCCGTGATGCCAGTACTTTGCAAGATCGTTCACATAACCTAGATTTTTGTACTTGATATAAAATGCGGCATCATTATTATCTAAGTTATAATATTTAGTAGTGTCTACCAACTGAAGAAACTCTTGAACTTGCTTGCCTTTTATGTTAAACATGTACAATGAATTGCACATCAAGTAATTAACATTGATTGACTTCAAGAAATATTGAATTTGCAATACAAGTTGAACTGCTTGCACTTCTAAAAATGGTTCGTTTTGAGCCATAAACTTATGGTAGTAAGGAACGATTGCACGTTCTTCAGGGTCACCGCCCTCCCAACCAAAAGTCACACGCATATACTGATTGGCAGAACTGTCGAACCAATCGGCTGCTTTACTGCAATGATCGTAATAATAATCACGTGTCATAGGAACTTCAAGTCTTGTACTCTCTGTCCACGCAACTAGAACAAAAACTTTCATTCTAGTAGGATCGTAATTGTTCTGAAACCACTTCAATATACTTCTAGCGATTCCTGAATTAGTCATGCCATTTTGAGCAATGTTTACAGGTTTATAGCCAAAGTGTTCTGCGACTAATGCCCCAAAGGCATGTTGTCTATTATAAACACTATCCTCTTGACCGTTGATTTCTGATCCGGCAGCGTGACTACACCCTGCAATTAACATTATTTTTTCCATTATATTTTCCAGTTATAATTCGGGTTCGCTAAAATTCTATTGTAAACGTCCAAATTATGTTCTAAGATAGGAATCATACTTTGATACATTTCACGCAATTCAACGATAGGCTTCTTTAAAATTTCATCGATCACTTTAAAGATTTTTGCTAGTCGTTCGCCATGATCTAGTTCATCATCATATGATTCGTCCCAAAAATCATTGAATGTTCTAAATCCAAATGATTGCACATACTCTAATGTTTTAGGAGGTGCAACTAACACAAAGGGTTTTAGATATTGAACTGCTTGAAAAACCTTTTCACTGAAATTAGGAGTGGGCTGTCCAAATCTAGTTTCATTGATGATATCAACAAACGCATCTCTATAGTATTGTTGCAATCCATTACGAGGACCGTTAGATAATGCAGGAGTTACACCTGCTTTAAACTCAGGAACATCAGGCCACATATTAACATGATGCGGGTGATTGATGTTGATAGAATTTGCAGCCTTCTTATCTACTTCGTATGGTCCATATTGTTGTATGCGTTGTACACCTAACATAAGTTTTTCGTGATGAGTTGGGTGTTTCTCTTTCCACTTCTCTACATCAAAATACATATCATCATATAGCGTCTTAGGATCAGTTTTGAAATACCAACTCAAATAACCTTCTTCGCCTGCCAAATATGATGAAATCAATTGACGATGCTTAGTGTATCTCCAATTCAAACTAATGAACTTTTTATTGAAATCGCCACTGGGACTTTCATTCAATCCTATAATCTTTGTTTGTGTGCGCAAGAAAAGGTCATCACAAATCAGTTTTAGTCTATCACTGTAATGCGGATAGTATTTGTCTGAGTGCTTATCCCCTGTATGCACGATAACATTAGTTAAATGATTGCGTTCTGCATATTTGTAAATGCTATCAAACTCTTCTGCACGTAAATCTTCGGGCTTAATATTACTATCAAACTCTGAATAGAATCCTTGTGTATGTTTTGTGCCTGCTTCATATTTTGGCACAGCATCTTTATGATAACTGCAAATAGGCTCATACAAATAGATATGAACACCATCGTTATTCAATAGTTTAGAAATTTGCGGATCATGACTAATTTCATCTAACTCTTTGATGTATCCATTGTTCATATAGATATATGATCTATGGTCATGCTTGTTAAGTGGATTAATTTTAGGTACAAGTGTATACTTGACAAAGGGATGAGTAGACTGACTACGCATATTCTTACCAGGCACATTAAACGAAAATAATTCTTCTAACTGCCCAGTATAAACAGACATGCCAGTAACTTGTAATGTATATCTATCTTCAAGTCCGATATTAGCAGAAGCATGCGGTGTATTGCCCTTCCACTTAAACCAGTCACCGGCTTTCCAGTCAGTATAACCTACACCATTTAATTCAAAATAGTGGCCGGGCTTCCAATCTTCAAGCATTAAGACAACACGATAAACATCGCACGGATTAACATTGTTACGTTTAGCATATGTTCTAAAATGGTCTGAATGCACTGGCATAATTTCCAACGTAGTCATTTTATAAAATGTATAACTTTGATTGAACAATCCAAAAGTATTTTCTATTCTACTGATCCATTCTGGCATTGGATTTCTACTGTCATACATCTTACCAGTAAAACTCTTCACATAATCATATCCTTGGCTAATCCAAGTTTGCATCTCATGATCTGTTACCGGTTGCTTAATATAGGGTAAAAACTTATAGTCATCATCCCACATTACCCCCAAATGCCCGCGTTCGATATCACTGTCATTCATTTTATAGTTCCATTAGTATTCTTATATTTAACTCAAGATTAGGTAGCGTATAAATTATGAGACATGACCCTGACTAGTGTGTAGTTGTACTTTACAATGTCCTGAATCTTTTCTCTAATCGATTCCAATTCTTCCATTGATTTGTCGTTTATACTATCAATCAACTGTAATATTTTCAGCATTCTATCAGCATTGCAGGTTATTTCATCGTAACTTTCGTCCCAAAACTCACTAAACGTTTTAAATCCCATTTCTCGCATGTATCTTAATGTGTTAGGTGGCGCCACTAATATAAAAGGTAACTTGTGTAACATTGCTTGAATGACCTTTTCACTGAAGTTACCTGTAGGTTGTGCAAATCTTGATTCATTGACAACAGCGATAAATGCCTTAGTATAAATGTCAGATATAATATCGTTAGTAGACTTTTTCAAAAACACAGATATTTCAGGAGCATATTGTTGCAAAGGATATGATTGATAATCTGTATTAAGATCAACCGCAACTTCACGTGTATCTAATGTGACAGGAGACTCAATATCTAACTGTGACATACCTGATAATAAATTATTATATTGTTTTGTGTTTTTCCACTTATCGATATCAAACCAAAGATTTTTTCTAAAAGTTTCTAAGTTGCATTTATATCTCCAACTTAAAAATGCCGAATCAGTAGACTTCAAATAGGCAGCAATAATATGTCTATGAGTGGTGTATCTCCAATTCAAACTAATGAATTTCTTTTCGATTTTATTAACTGGAGGAGGTAAAGGTCTTCTGGATAAAGTATATAACTTTATAAAAACATCATCAGTTATAAGTTTCATATTATTGTAATATGGATAGTATTTTTCAACATCATAATCACATGTATGAACTGTAACATTAGTGAGATTGTTGTTTATGATATAGGCATGAATACTATCTAACTCTTTAGCACGTATTAAATCAACATCTTCATTGCCTGCAAATTCAAAATAGAATTGGGGATTCATATGTTGATTATGCTCCCCTATATAATAACTAACCAATGGTTCATACAAATAGATATCTATACCAACACTGTTAAGATATTCAACATCGTTATGTTTTATATTCTCCAATACGGTCATGCTATCATTAAGCGTGTGTATAATCATTGGAGTCTGTTTATTCAACAGATTAAATAATTTTTTAACAAGTACTAAATCTAAACTATGTGACTTAGATTCTAGTTGAGGAAAATTAAACCAATGGATATGATCTTCCTCTAAATTCATTTTTAAATTCTTTCTATATCTACAGTCACACAATGAAAACACCCGCCCAATGTACGTGCATGACGCATTGGAAGCATGGCACATTCAATGTTGTGTTTCTCTAACAATTCTCTCAGGTTGTGCTGACGTTCTTCTAATACAACTAAGTTAGGATTTACTGATAATAGATTGATACTAACCCAAGTACTTGCATTACAGTAGCCAGGATAATGTCCAATGTCTACTGGTTCGGGCGCCCAAATAACATCCCAGTTTCTCAACGGTTTAGGCAATTGTTCTACCGATTTAACACGTGCTGGGTTCAATAACATCAATCCTTCACGTAATAATGCAATCGTACTGTCAATATGAATATAACTATAGACGCCCTCAATTGTATGAACGTTGGATTCCGGGAACAACTCTTGTAGTTTCTCTGCACCCTTTTTGTTGCCAGTATTACTGATCAAATAATATAAGTCATCATTTGCTTTCAATACATTGGCTGCATCAAAGCAAGGCTCAGTATCATTCAATGCTAATACGTCGGGATTACCTAAACAGTTAGCGTTATACAATGACTGATTGTTGCGTGGTGTATCCATGACAGTCATTGAATCAAAGATATCACTATATGCTTTCCACTCATTGCGTCTTTTAACTAATGACATTGGTGTAGCGATAGCATTATTGTTATAGGTTAAGATTGTATCTCTAGGACAATAATTGTAATATTCAGGTACACATTCTTTATTGGGTCTAAAGACTTCTACGCCCTCTTTTGTCAGAAAATTTGATAATGTCTCTAAATCTTCATTGGCTTCTTCAACTACTTGTTTAGGATACAAACCATTAGGAATGTTATAACTATGCTTTTCATGTGCATAGTTAATAAGTCTTATGCTAGGGTCTAATAGAGGAATACGTGCATCATCAGCAACTCCTACTACTACCTTTTTTAGTGTGTCCCATTCATTTCGTGTTGAACTTATCATTTAATAATCTCGCTATTTCTTTGTGTCCTAGTAAATTAGGGTGATTGATGTTGCCCTCAAAATACTTACCTTTAAATACGTCACCTTGCGGGCCATCAATTTCTAAATTGTAATTGTTTTCCCACTCTTCGTCAGTCAATAATTTAGTCAAACTTGAACTGCTTAAAAAATATCTAGTGTCAATCAAATCTTTAAAAAGATCAATGGTAATCAATTTTCCATAACTATGTGCTAGTATTAGTTTATTTGTTTTCTGTGTTATTGTCGTAATGATATTGTAGATGAAAAGATTGTGATGGTATACGAACCAAGGTATATTATAATGCTCAATCAATTCTTGATATTTTCTATCTTCTAAATTAATTGATTTAGCCACATAGTTGTCATCTATTTCATACCATCTAACATCAGGCGGTATAGTAACTACAACATAATCATCATTTTTTATTTGATTGATATTTTTAAATATAGTATGAAGAATATGACCTAATGAAGATCCTTGTTTAGCACTGTTGGAAAAATCAGTGTTTAGCATTAATGACAAATAATAACCAAACGGCTTTTCGTTTGGTTTTAATTCAGCACCGTATCCCCAACTATCACCAAACACATGAAGCATTAATTAAATACCTTCATCTCACTTACGTTAGGATAATCTTTATAACTCCAACGTTTGGGTTCCTTGTTTACAACTTCGTGAAAACGTTCTATGCCCAATAATGCGGTTTCAGGAGTCATGTAATAATGATAGCCCATAGTATCAATATTCTGTTCCATCCAAGGTATATCATCTAGTCTACCGTCATATCTCATCTTGCACAATTGCTTATAATCATCTTCATTGTCTAACAAGATCATGCCACCACGACCCACATTTAAATGTTTTCTATATTGAAAACTTAAACACATTAATGTGCCATGCTTGTATCCGTCTTGTTGCCAATACACTGCGGCATCAATGATGTTTGGTGTGATGTAATAAAAGTCTTGCCACTGAAAGTCAGACCACACCCAAGGTATACTTAACTTTCTTAGTGTCATGGGAACACTAACATATGTGTGAGTAGGACAGGTTACAGATTTAGGTTGCTTTAATCGTAAGCATAATTCAATTGCATGCGTACAACAGTCAGTAGCAATTGCATATCTAGCATTGTAATAATCTGCGATTAGTTTTTCAAATTCTTTTATTTCTTTCATGGCATCATTGGTTTAGGTTTCTTTTGAATGCTATCGATGCTGATAGAAATTGTTTGAGGCACATTACTCTTAACTGATTTAGCACTAGTGTCTGCTTCTTTCTCAGGCATTGACAAATCTTTACTCTTGTCACGCTTTAGTTCTTTCTCTTCTAGTGTAACTACATAATCCATGTAATTACTCCAGTCACCATTACCTTGCCACTTAAGTTCGAATGAGAAATCGATTGTCGCATTGAGTGCAGCCTCTTCGTTTAACAAGTCAGTAAAGTCTTGACCGCTACGCCCTTCTTCACTATCCCAAGTTGTCTTAGCCATCTTTCTAGCACGTTTAGCAGTGTTTGCTTGAATACGTGAATAGTCTTGTGCATAGAACGGACCTTTACGTCCTTCTGGAGGAGGAAGTCTATCATCATATGGATTATCAACTTGCTCAAATTTAATATCAAAGTCTGCTTCCCACTGACCTTCGTCAGTAATCTTGAACTTATATGTAGCCCAGTATTGACCAGGACCATATTGAGTTCCAAACTCTTTTAAATCTAGGTCAGGATGGAAGCGAACTTCTGCTGTATATCCACCTCTTGCTCTCCACAGATTTCTAAAGAAGGGCCACATTTCATTTACTAGTGTGTCTGCAAAAGGACTGATGTTGGGCTTAATAATATTATAATCGAACTCTTCATAATGCATTTCTTTCTGCCAATCAGGATTGTTCAATTCAATAGTATAATGACTTTCAGCCAATGATGTACGTACTGGATAACTTACAGGAACTTCTGTTACTCCCTTAAAGAAATCTAAGAACATGTGAATTGTCTTAACACGTGACATAACGTGTGGGCCGCCGATCTTAAAGTCATTTGAGATCCAGTGACCTTGATACTTGTGCCAACTTACGTTATATGCGTGAGGATTCTGTCCAACAATTGTTTCTGGTCCCAAGCCATAACCTACGCCAAGACCTGCGTTATTGATATTGTTATTACGCATACGCCATAAGAATGTCATTGTGTCACTATAGTCTTGGAAATCTTCTGTAGGGAACCCAACGATCCAGTTAGTTGCACACCAAATGCCTACTTTCTTACAGTCAATAAAGTTCTGTTCCATCTCACGAATAGTAACACCCTTGTGCATATCGTCAAGTACTTTTTGACTGCCTGACTCGCAACCAAAGTTGAACATGATGCAACCGCCATCGGCTAAGTCTTGTAGATATTCTAAGTCCATGCGACCGTCACAACGTGCATAACCAGTCCAACGCACTTTCAAGTCTTTAGCAGTTAAGGCTTTAGCAAATGCTCGTAGTTCTTTAACATTACCATTAATAAGACTATCGATAAACCAAATGATATCAGTGCCTTTGTTATAATAAAGCCACTCTACTTCTGTAATCAAGTCAACTGCTTGACGCTGACGATACTTCCAAAAGTGTGTTTCTTCGCAGAATGTACACTTAGCAGTACAACCTCTACTAATCTCTGAATTGACACCATTAGGAACTTCGTATAATGAGAAGTCAATACTTTCATAGTCCGGCATAGGCAAACCATTGATGTTGATTCGTTCATCTTCAGGCTGATTTAGTATGCGAGGGTATTCTACTTCTTTCTTTTCTTCAATCTCATCTAGCATGACAAGAAGGTTCTGTTCGCCTTCTCCAATAACAACATAATCATAGTAAGGTTCAATCTTGAACCAACTCTTGTGTACGTTGGGACCACCCACTGCAATTTTCATGTGTGGTGCTCTGCGCTTGATTTCTTGACACATCCACTTAGTAGGCTCTTCACTGATATAGTACACACTAAAGCCTACTACGTCAGGATTCATTTCAATAATCTGATCTACTGCTTCGCTAAGAATAGGTTCTAGTACAGGGTGAATGTCATTCATGTACGTGTCACCTAACCAGTGCCAACTACTTGACGGATCCCATAATCTAAACGGAATTTTCTTGTTAGGCCACCAGTCATCACGGAAAGCATTATATGCTTTAACGTTCAAGTCCATGATATGTGTTTCGTAGCCTGAACTCTTAGCAACACCTGATAGTCGTGCAAGACTAAACGGAGGCATATAGGGTGACCACTCAGGACACAATACTAGTGCCATTTTAGTCTTACGTGTTTTGTAATCTACATAGACGGGAGTTAGATTCTTTTGTACTGTTGCTTTTGCATAAGGTGCAATGGCCTCCATCATACTACGATGGCGTGCGTCTGAAATATCTTCTGTTGGTCTTTCTTTGGGTTTTAATTCATCAACTGCCAAAGATTTTAAATTGAAATCCAATGGTAACTCCCTTGTCTATTATATTTAGATAGGCAACCGGGTCGCCATAATTTAAAGTTAGAATTTAAAGTGTAAAATAAACCCATTGGGATAATTTGCACTAGTTAATGCTATTTTCCCTATGTAGTTAAATCCCTCAATTTTAGCCATGTGAATCAATGAATCAGGCTTTCTTTCCTCAATGATGTAAATGTCTGCTTTAGGACTCAAATAAGATTTGAGTTTTTGTATAAACTCTTGATTAATGTCATGTAATGGGTTGATGATAACTAAATCCCATTTTTCATTTTTTGGGATGTTGTCATATGTATGTCCGACTACATAGTTAGAAATTTTGTTATTCTTTGCAGTTTCCAAACAAACATTTAGTGCATCATTAGATGAATTTAAGAATGTGAGGTTGTTACATACACCCATACCCAATAGTTCGAATCCTAAAATCCCTGAACCACTTTCCCATTCAACGGCGCGATTGTATGAATATTTACCTGTATTACTGATATAGTTTACTACATCATCTTTGTAATTAATTGATCCATTATCATATGTGTCTACTACTTTAACTGAAACGCCGCCCTTTAGTTTAAACACTTGTGACTTAGTAGAGCCTGCTTTCAATCTAGTATTGCCGTAATGGACTACAGTTTGATTTTTGGTATCAGGCATTACTCGCCATGGGTCAATGAATGTATAACTTCTGTTATGCTTTTTATAAATCTTTTCCCAGTCGATATCATGTACCCACTGTTCCCAATATCCAATTAGGTATACTTGCGTCCATGATTCATGCAAATCTTTATCGCCAGTGTGAATATCGTGATATCTAACTTCACCACCTAGTTCATTGATATAATGACCAACCAACAATGAATAACTACCATTAACATAAGGTACTGCTGGCTTATAGGCTTTACCTATAATAGTAATTTGACTACCATATTTCAAACAGGCTTCGGCAAGTTTCTTTGCTTGAATTTCTCTAGCATGCATGATACTATCAAATAGATCATATCCTAAATCCAATCTATTTGCAAGATAGCGTAATGCGATATTATCTCTAGGATGACATGCACCTGCGTCTCCCATACCAGCCTTCATATAAGCAGGGCCAGTGATTCTATAAGTACTCTTCTTCAATGCGTCAGTAACTACATCAACGTTGATATTGCCGTTCTTTTCAGCAACGTCCTGAATCATGTTAACTAATGCAATCTTTGTACTGATAAACGTATTGTAGAAAATCTTAATTGATTCTGCTTCGTCCCATGTACCTACTTCGTATCTAGGATCGTTTTCCATCATAGGCTTATAGAATTCAATCAACTCTTTAGCATCACCCGTTAATGAACCATCTTCTGTACCAATGATCACCATTTCAGGATTAACAAAATCCCATGCAACTGTACCCATAGCAATGAGATAAGGATTATAAATGAACCTTGCATTAGTAATGTTCTTGCGTAGTTTATTACGCACAGTTCCTGGCAATACAGTACTAATCAATACTACTAGTTGGTTTTTGTTTACGTGCTTGTTGACTTCTTGTAAAATATCTGTTACTGTAGTGTAGTCAAAGTCTTTAATAGGTAAATGACTAGTGGGGGTTTCGCCACCATAAATAGGATCATGCGGAGTAGGTGCCGCAATGAATACAAAATCACAGTCTTTAACTGCTTCTTTAATTGTATCCTTCATAGGGAATTTTGCTTTTCTAGGCTCTACATCATACCCTACTACATCGTAATGTTTAGCCATTACTTCAGCGCAAGGTTCTCCCAATTTGCCCACACCAATCATTGCAACTTTCATTATTTTACCTTTATATATGCAGATATTTATTTCGCACAAAGTGCTTGGAAACTAATCCTGTATCCCAATAGTATTGGCATGTCTAGTTAGTAATAGATCATAATTAAATTTGGTAATTTTATGAACATTGGTTAACCATTCTCTAGTTTCACTGTCACTCATATTACACAATCGCTCTACTTCATCCATAATCATTGATAATCTTAATTGATCGTCCTGAGCATGGTCGTATGATTCATCTATATAAGGATGAAATGTTTTATATCCAATTTCTCTAAGTGACTGCAAAAAATAAGGAGTAGATGCTACTATAAAAGGATGCTTTGCTCTAACAGCATTCCATATCTTTTCAGAATGGAAGTTGCACGGGTAACAATGAATATTATCTTCATTGTTTTCATCCCAATAATTAATTGAATTGTTGAATAGTGTTTCGGTTACCAAACTAAACAGTGCTGATTTAAATAGAAATTCATCATCTTGATTTAGATTATGCATGTTGGATTCATTTTCCTGCATAGTTAGTTTGATGGGGAACTCTGATTTAGAATTCCTTAAAATTTCTAGGTCAGTACTAAAATCATGATTAGGATATAGCCTTTTTAATTTAGTTAACCTTAAACTTTCATATGGAAAATAAAAAGATAAATGGCACTTATCCCTTAGATTTCTTTTCTTTATTTCAGAAAAAATCTGTATTCTATGACTTCTAGGCTGTTTGTTAAAACATATAAACTTCTTATCTCGTTTAGGTTCTGTGCTATGATAATATTCTCTTGATTTGGCTATGCCCGCGTTATTACATTCAAATTGATTAACGTAACGAACCCTAATAGGAAAATACTGCATCTCTGCACAGTACTTGTCATACTTTTGTCGATTCATTTCAGTATTAGCCGCACCTGTTAGATAGAACATATTATTTCTAGAAAAATTGTGTTCAACAATTAATCTACGTGCAACAATATCAATAAACCTTAGATAAAAAGTTATAAAACCTTCGTCAGGCAATGCAAATACAATTTTTAGGTTATTGTTGTTTCGTTGAGCAATATAATCTACAACAGTATTAGCATATTCAACAGTATTCTTTCTATCATGTTTACGAATAGGTGGGATTACAATACCATCACTTTCTGGTATTTGCAGTAAACTTAACCAATAACCAATTCTGTTCGAATTATTTTGAATACTTTCAAGTAAGTCTGTGTAAAAATC